ATTTTACTGTGTATTCAAAAGAAAACTGCCCCTATTGCTATAAAGTCAAACAGGTGTTAGAATTGACTGGAAGCAAGTTTGTATCATATGAACTTGGTGAAGACTTCACAAGGGAAGAGTTTTATGCTAAGTTTGGGAAAGGATCAACTTTCCCGCAAGTTCTTTGTGATGATAAGAAGTTAGGAGGATCTGTTGACACAATCAAATTCCTCAAAGAGCAGCAAATCGTCTCATAGTGACATAAATAACTGCAAACCCACACTTAATCGTGGAATTGAATTTATTCTTAATGGAGGTAAGAAGAAGCAACCAAAACCATTTCGCATCAGATTCGAAAAGATGGTTCGCTTCTTTCGCAGGGAGCTAGACATCTATTTCGAGTTTTCCTTAAGATCTAGGAAAATTAAGTAATTCAACGGAGTAGAAAAATGTTAGCAACTAGTTTAGTTTTCGGGTCTTTTATGACCATTCTCTTTTTGATTGTAGGTGTGATAGGAGGTTGGGTTGCTAGAGAATACATGCTCAATTATCAGGACAAACCAAATCTTCATCCAGAATTTTTTGATGGAGATGGCAATGTAATTCCAGATGAGGTTCTTGCCGTTCGTTTCGAAGAAGGATTCTTTGATGATACCGAAGAAGATGAGGACCTAAACTAAATAACAAAATATTATTAATCTCGTTTTTATAAATCATGACCATGACAAAAACTAAATCAACCACAATTGATTTGCCTGCCAATCCATTTACTTTTGAGGTTTTACAACTTGCCTCTAAGCAAAAATCTAAAGCAAAAAAAGTAGAAGTTCTCAAAAAATACGAACACCCATCATTAAAAGCAGTTTTTATTTGGAATTTTGATGAGAGTGTTATTTCTTTACTTCCAGAAGGTGAAGTTCCCTATGCAAGCGTAGGAGAACAAGGATCTTTTAGTGGAACCGTATCAGATAATATTAAAGATGCTGTTGGAATGATGACAGAATTGAAATCTAACTCCCTGGGATCTCAAGATCAAGGTAGAACTTCTATTCGTAAAGAGTTTAAACGCTTCTATAACTTTATTAAGGGTGGAAACGACGGTTTGTCTAACATTCGTCGGGAAACCATGTTCATTAACATTCTTCAGGGTCTACATCCCCTTGATGCTGAGATTGTTTGTTTGATCAAGGATAAGAAACTCGAAAGCAAATATAACATCACAAAAGAAATCGTCAGTCAGGCATACCCAGATATCAAGTGGGGAGGTCGTTCGTGACTGTAGCGGTTGATCAAGATCAAGTAGTACAGGAAGAAAGTCAATTGAGAAAAGACATTGTACCTTCGCACTATGGTTGTGAAATTCTTTTAGAGAAAACAACCATTGAAACTGCCAATGATAAATCGTTTCCCAACGATGCTAGATTGATTTGGTATAAAGTTGATGGTGTAATTCATATGGATCTTACTCGTTGCAGTAAAGTATCAAAACTTTTTGATATGTATTATGATAAGTACGGTAGGGGTGCCGTACAAAAAATTGACTTTGGATATGGAACAGTATCTCCAAAACTTTGGGGATATAAAGCACCAAGTGATAAGAAGAAAAAGAAATGAAAGAAGATCTTAGCAATTTAAATGTGAACATCGATCCCGATGAGATGAAAAAATTGTTGAAGGAATATAAGAAACTAAAAAAGTATATGCGTTCATCTCTCTACGAGATTCGTGAAATGGACGGGAAGGAAAAGGTAATTAAAGAATTGTTGAGTGATTATGGTGATGATACCTCAAACTAAAATCGACCTTTGAATCAAAATATACCGGGAAAAATCTCCGGCAAAATTTTTGGTTTCTAAAGATTTTATAAAAATGTATCGCATTATACAGAGCATGGTTGCTAAATAACCACATAAGGTCTATAATAGACCTACGTTCATCCCATTCGCTGTTTGCGAATAGCGAATGAGACGCAAGTAAGTCGCGGAACGGAGCGTTCATCCTATGCTTTCATTAGCACTCATCTTTTTTAGTCATGTCCCAGTGGAGAATTATCTTCGCTGTGAAGACTTTAATTGGTTGAGAGAAGGAT